CATCTCTTTACAGTGCATGATTTGATGCGCTTTGACTGTCTACACCTTCTTACGGTTTTAGCCGTGACCAGCCACTCAAAGCGCATCAAATCATGCACTGTAAAGAGATGGCATGGCAAGGTTCTGCCGGTTTCAACAAAGGTATTTTGGCTGCTGAGTTGGTTGCCTTGGACCAAGACATTGACCTGTACGCAAACTATGTAATGCAGAACGGTGCAAAGCCATCTGGCATGTTCTCTACTGAAGCTGTTGTGCCAGACGCAAAATATAAAGAGATTGCAGCCCGTCTGAAGGAAGCTTGGAGCAACATGACAGGCTCACGCCAATCTGACCCATCTAAGCCCGGTCAAGGTATGTTGTTGGACCAAGGCATGAAGTACACGCCTTTGGAAATGCTCAACTTGCAAGATGCTGATGCTGCTAACCTGAAGATGCAAACCATGCGCCGTATTTGCGGCCTGTTTGGTGTGCCTCCGCAGATGCTTGGCATTATTGATGGCAAATTTAATAACAGCCAGACCCAAATGGATGAGTTCTATAAAGGAACTATGTACCCAATGCTGGTCAACATCCAAGAGAAACTCAAGCAGCACCTGTTTACAGGTTACCCATCATTGTGTGTTGAGTTTGACACCAGTGACTTCTTAAAGGGCGCTCCACTTGACCAAATGAACTTTGCGACAGCCGGTGTGACCAATGGAATAATGACTCCTAACGAAGCCCGTCAATATATGGGCATGCCTAATGTCGAAGGTGGTGATAAATTGGTCCAACCTAATAAACCGGCTGATGCTATTGCCGGAAGTTCATCACAAGATACTGGTGGCGGTGGTGGAAACCAAACTAAGAAAATGAATATAGGAAAGACTTGATAAATAATGCAAACTGATACAAAATATCTGGTAGCATTAGCAAAACAGGTTCGTCAACCTGTAATACAGTTGCCTGTTCTTTTAGGGCAACCCCCTAAAATACAAGATAACAACCAATCTATGGCTTTAGGGGCTATTAATGAAGCAAATGAATCTAATCTGCGAAGCGAGATTAAACCTAACGGAAAAAGCCGCAAACGGCGAACCCACAGGCAAGATTGAAGCCCGCATTACTTCTTGGGGTCCACGCGAAGGTGCGGATGGTCGCCGTTTTAACTACCAGCCAGAAGGCTTTATGGATTGGGCAGAACAATTTGCCTCCTCCGGTAGACCACTCCCAATGTTCCTAAATCACAATGCAGAGTCTATGCCTGTTGGCGAATGGACAAGCATTGAGATGGATGATGAAGGCATGAGCGCAAGTGGTCGCTTGTTCCTGAACACCACTGCTGGCTCAGATTTGTATCAAGTTATGAGCGAGTCACCTAACATGTTTGGTGGTGTCTCTGTTGGCGCTTACGCTGACGAATATCAGATGGTTAATTCTGATGGAGAACCCGACCAATCTGAAGAAGCTTACTTCCAAATCACTAAAGGTGGTCTGCGTGAGACTAGCATTGTGATGTACCCTAATAATCCTAAAGCTGAAGTTAGCAAGCTCGAATTCTTTATGGAAGACGGCTCTGTTGACTTGCGACAATTAGAACAATCTCTGCGAGATGCAGGGGTTTCTAAACAGAATGCGGTTGCTGCTGCTTCTGTATTTAAACAGGTGCTTGAGCAGCGAGATGCTGTAACAAAGCCTGTTGAAGACGCACCAATTTTGAGAGATTCAGAAGCGGAAGCAACCGAAGCGAAGATTCTTGAAGCTTTAGAGCAAAGAGAACTTCTTAAACTCCTAGACAAACGACTTAAAGGTTAATCATGTCACAAGTAATCTTAGAAAAATTGGACGCAATCGAAGCTAAACAAGCTGAGAGCGTTGCGGCTGTAGAAGCCAAAATCCCCGCTGCTGTTGAAGCTATCAAAGCTGAATTCAGCGAAATGGTTGCTGCTTTGGAAGCAAAAGTTTCTTCTATCGAAGCTCCTGCTCTTATCAAAGCTCCTGCCAAAACAACTCGTCAAGATGTCAATCGTTCTGTTAAAGAGCAATTGGTTTCTTTCTACAAAGGCAACGGTCGCGTAGAAAAAGAACTGCAAATCTTTGCTGACGAATCACAAATGCAAGCCTACCTGAACGAAGCTTCTGCTTTGACTGCTGGTGGTGATGGCAAAGGTGGTCGCACAGCTTATGACCCAGTGTTTGCTGCACTGCGTTTGGCTAACCCATTGCGCGGTGTTTCACGCACTGTTGCTACTGATGGTTCTTCTTATCAGTTCCGTGTCAAAACGGGCAACGCTGGCGCTGCTTGGGGTTATGCAATTCAAAACAACGGTGCGACTACAACTGAAGACACAACAATCTGGCAATTAGTTTTGCAAGATTTGAATGTGCAGTTCCCTATTCGTACTGCTGCCCTTGATGACATTGATGGCTTGGAAGCAAATGTGGTTGACGACATGTTGGCTGAATTTTCACAGTCTGAAGCGTTGTCAATGATTCAGAATAACGACCAAGCAGCACAATCTGCCACTAACCCATACGGCGGAACAAACGGCTTGCGCGGTTTAGACCAATATGCTGGTTCTAACGCTACATACGCTGGTGGTACTTGCTCTACAGCGGCATTTGGTACAAGTGGTACAGGCTCTAGCACTGGTTTGCATAGCTTGGCTACTTATGACCAGACCACTACTAACGCTGCTACTGTTGGCGCAAACAACATCACCTATACCGATGTTGTGAATTTCATCTATCAATTGCCACAACAATACTGGACTGCAAACGCTAAGTTTGTGATTAGCCCAATCTTGTTGAACGCAATTCGTGCATTGAAAGACAACAACGGCGCACCTATCTTCAATCGTAACGAAGGTTTGTCTGTCGAAGGTATCGTTGGTCAGTTGATGGGCTTTGATGTTGTTGTGAATAAGTATTGCGATACTCCTTCACAAACAACGGCAGGTTCTGCTGGTACTAACAGTTTGTACCCAATGTTCTTTGCTGATTGGAGCCGCTTCCACACAATCGTGGACCGCTTGAACATGGTTATGCGCCGTTATGACCAGACATTGCCCGGTTTCATCACCTTTTACGGTGAGAAGCGTTTGGCAACATCTGTTCGTGATCCTAATGCTGGTGTGCGTTATCGCTCAACTGGCACAGCGACCTAATAGTTGCAATCAGCGGGGGGGGTAAAATCCCCCGCTTTCTTTTAAGGACACACCATGACCATCACTAAAAAAATCTTATCTGCTATTCAAGAAACAATTCAAACAGGTCAAAGAGTTTCAATTGATTTGCGTGAAGCATCTGCAATCACAGGTTCTGGTGATGGTGTAGGTGGTCGCACATTTTTTGATAACGCTTTTGCTGCTCTGCGTTATGCAAACCCGATTCGCGAGATGTCGCGTGTTATCCCTGCTGCTGGCTCAAGCGTTCAGTTTGTTGCTAAGACAGGTAATGCGGCAAATCAAACAAACCCATTTGGTTACACATTCACTCCAGACAGTGGTACACCAAATACAAACACATCAATTTGGCAATTGCCAACTCGCGTTATTACAGCGCAACTGCCGATTCGTACAGCAGTAATGTCTGATGTAAATTACTTGAACGAAACAATTGTTGAAGACTTGATGCTAGAGTTCGCGCAAATTGAAGGCGCTTCAATGGTGTTAAACAATGACCAAGCTGGCTCTACGACTACAGTAAACGGTGCTACAAGCGGTTTGCGTGGTTTGAACATGTACACAAGTGCAGCAGCATCTGCTTATGGCACAAGTGGCACTGCAATTACAAATGGTATCCATTCAATTGCAACATTTACACAAGCAGCGGCAGCGGTTACATATTCTGACATTACAGATATGACTCGTTTGTTTCCTGCTCAATATTGGAATTTGCCCGGCACTGCATGGATGATGCACCCGCAGACAGTTCACGAATTGCGTAATTTAGGTGGCGCAGCAGCAATTAAACAGTTTGCTGAAACTGGTGATGATGATGGCGGTGCTGGTGTTAACATTTTTGGCTTCCCTGTGATTGCTAATCCAAACATGCAAACTACAGGTGCTGGCAAGTTTAATATTTACTTGGCAAACTGGCCCCGTTTTGTGACTATTGCTGATGTGGAAGAAATGACCATTCAAGCAATGGAGCAGACAGCCCCCGGCTTTATTACCCTATTTGCTGAAAAGCGTTTGGTAAGTACTGTCCGTGACCCA